TATACTGAAGACGGAGAGTTTAATAACGCTAGAGTACCTATACAAGAACTTACAAGTAGTGGGTCTAATGCGAAAATATCTAGTTTGATTAATATGTATAACTATCAGCTCAATATGATTAGAGCTGCAACAGGTATTAACGAGGCAAGAGACGGAAGTACTCCTGATAAATACTCTTTAGTAGGTATACAAAAATTAGCCGCTTTAAACAGCAATACAGCTACTAGACATATAGTTCAATCAAACATAAATATTACTAGAAATCTTTGTACTGCCTTATCATACAGGATATCTGATATACTAAAATATTCTAATTTTAGCGAGGATTTTGCCAAAATGATTGGTAAAAACAACTTTCAAATAATTACTGAAATACAAAACCTTCATTTGCATGACTTTGGTATCTATATAGAACTTGAGCCAGACGAAGAAGAAAAACAACTTCTAGAACAAAACATTCAAATATCTCTACAATCTCAAAAAATAGATTTAGATGATGCTATAGATATTAGAATGGTTAAGAATCTAAATTTAGCCAATATGTTGCTTAAGGTTAGAAAATCTAGAAAACAGGAAATGGATCTGGAGTTGGAGGAAAGAAGAACTAAAATGCAATCTGATGCAAATGCTCAGTCAGCTCAAGCTGCTGCTCAAGCTAGAACTCAAGAGAACAGTGTTAAGTCTCAATCAGAAGCTCAATTAGCTCAACTAAATAACAAGTTAGAGTTGCAAAAAATGGAAATTAAAGCTAAGCTTGAAAAAGAGTTAGAGCAAATGAGGTTTCAACATCAAATGGAATTAAAGAAGATGGAGATTGAGGGTTACACTAATAGAGAGTCTGTTAAGGAAGATAGAAAAGATAAAAGAACAGAAAAGCAGGCTTCTCAACAAAGCAAAATGATTAATCAAAGAAAAAAGGATTTACCACCTACAGATTTTGAGAATAAAGAACAAGAGGCTCAAGACCCTATGAGTGGGATGATACAAAAAATGAACCAACAAAACATGTTGTAATTTGTATTACTTTTGTAAAGTATAATTTAATTTAATTTATTATGAGCGATGACACAATTAAGGTAGACCTTACCCAAAAGGGAGGTGATGCCAAAAACGAAAAATCAGCAGATGTTGATTTTAAAGTTGATTTATCTAAACCTCCAACAGAAAAAAAAGAGGAAGATAATAAACAAGAGGACAAAAAAGAAGCTGACTTAAAAGATCAGTCTAAAGAAGCTGATAAAGAAGAGGCTTCTAAAGAAGATAAAAAAGAAAACTCTACAGAACCTGAATCTGATAAAAAAGAGGAGGAAAAGGTAGAAGAAAAAAAACTTACTAAAGAAGAGATATTAAACTCGTATTTAACAGATAAATACAAGATTGATGTTAATACTTTAGAAGACGTTCTTTCAAATAAGGATAAAAAAGAAGTTCAAGAGCTTCCTGAAGAAGTTGAGAAGTATCTTCAATACAAGAAAGAAACCAAAAGAGGGTTTCAAGATTATATGAAGTTACAACAAGACTTTAATGATGCTGACGAAAACAACTTACTTACTCAATACTATAAAGAAACTAATCCAGGTTTAAATGACGAGGATGTTAATTTTTTAATAGGAGAGAAGTTTGATTATGACGACAGCATTGACACTGAGTCTCAGAAGAAGGTTAAGCAACTTGAAAAGAAAAAAGAATTATTTAAAGCTAAAGAGTATTTTAATAATCTAAAGGAAAAATACAAAGCTCCACTTGAGTCAAGTGCTGAGAATGTGCCAGAAGAGTATAAAGAAGCTTTTAGTTTTTATAATAAACATCGGGAGGAATCCGATAAAAATAAAAAAATCCAAGACAATCAACGTACTGTCTTTGACACTAAAACGAGAAAACTATTCAATGACGAATTCAAAGGTTTTGAATTTAATGTAGGAGAAAAGAAATTAACGTTTAAGCCAAAAGACCCTAAAGCAGTTATGGAGAATAACAGTAACCTTAACAACTTTATTTCAAAGCACATTGATGAGAAAGGAGTTTTAAAAAGTGCATCTGACTATCATAAAGCTATGGATATAGCTATGAATCCAGAAAAATACGCTAAATTCTTTTACGAGCAAGGTAAATCCGATGCAGTAAATGAGGTAGTAAAAGACGGAAAGAATATAAATATGGAAGTTAGAAGCAACGTGGATTCACCTACAACTGGAACTAAGTTTAGAGTCTTGCAAGATTCTGGAGATTTTAGTTCTGGATTAAAAATTAAAAAACGTTAAATCATTTAAAAACTTTTAAAAATGGCACAATCAATCACATTTGGAGGAAATGGAACCGTAGGAGGTTCTACTTCTTTGACTCCAGCGCCATCTAAGGGGTTACAAAATTCAAACTACCTTAGTAACGCTGATTACACTTTCGCACAACAATTCTTACCAGACTTGTATGAGAAAGAATTTGAAAAATACGGAAACAGATCTATCGCTTCTTTCTTAAGAATGGTAGGAGCTGAACTTCCATCTAGCTCTGATTTAATCAAATGGAGTGAGCAAGGAAGATTACACGTACAGGCTTCAGGTACTATCACTGACGGTGATAATATCGCTGTAACAGGACACGACTTTAGAACTAACCAAACAGTTATTGTTTCTAACGCTGATGCTTCTGTTCAAATCAAAGCTTTAATTACTGATGCAAGCGCAGCTGACTCTATTGAGGTAGCTCCTTACTCTCACTCTGACATGGTTACAGGATCAGGTTCTTTTACTGCTGCTGATGCTGTAAAAATCTTTGTATTCGGTTCTGAATTTAAAAAAGGAACAAATGGAATGTCTGGATCTTTACAAGCTAGCTTCGAAGCTAAAGAGAACAACCCAATCATCATCAAAGATAAGTATGAGGTAAGTGGTTCTGAATTAGCACACGTTGGATGGGTAGAAGTAACTACTGAAAACGGAGCTTCTGGATACTTATGGTATTTAAAGTCTGAGCACGAAACAAGACTAAGATTCGAAGACTACCTTGAAACTTCAATGGTAGAAGGAGAACCAGCTGTTGCGTCTTCTGCTGCTTTAACTGCAGGATACAAAGGTACAAAAGGTCTTTTCTATGAAATCGAAAATGGAGGAAACACTTCTTCAGGAGATATCACAGACAGAGATGACTTAGAAGCTTTTGCTAAAGTTCTTGATAAAGAAGGAGCAATCCAAGAAAACGTTCTTTTCGTAAACAGAGATACTTCTTTCAAAATTGACAGAGTATTAGCTGAGCAAAACAACTCTGGAGCTTCTACAAGTTCTTACGGTTTATTTGACAACGATGAAGATATGGCTTTAAACTTAGGATTTACTGGGTTTAGAATTGGATATGACTTCTATAAGTCTGACTGGAAATACTTAAACGATGCTACTACAAGAGGTAACATTGGTGGTGTTGACGGAATTATGGTTCCTGCTGGGACAACTACTATCTACGATCAAGTATTAGGACAAAACGCTAAACGACCATTCTTACATGTTCGTTACCGTCAGTCTGCTACTGAGGACAGAAAGTACAAGTCTTGGGTAACTGGATCTGCTGGTGGAGCATCTACTACAGATAAAGACAACATGGAAGTACATTTCTTATCAGAAAGAGCACTTTGTGTTATGGGAGCAAACAATTTCATATTGATGCAATAGTACACACATTAAGGAGGGTGTCTTATAGATGCCCTCTTTATTTTTTTAATTTAATTTAATTTTTAATATAATGGCTACAAAAACCGCAAAAAAAGGGTACTCTGCTCTTTTCCCTAACTTACAACCTAAAACTAGGGTTTTCGTTTTAACAAGTAACAGAACACCAATAAGACATATGATTGCTGTAAAGCATACAGGATCAAAACCACTAACCTATAATGATAATGGTTTGAATAGAGCTTTAAGGTGGGCTACAAACCAAGTAACACCTTTTGTTGATGAACAAGATGGATTAGTTACATTATCACCAATTGTTTTTGAAAATGGAACTTTGATAGTTGATTCTTCAAATATGAATCTTCAAAAGTTTCTTATGATTCATCCTTCTTTTGGAGTTAAGTTTGAAGAATTTGACAAAGAAAAAGATGCTAATGAAGAGGTTCAAAATATAGTTGGAAAATTAGATGCTCAGATTGCTGCTAAGGATTTAGATATAAATGATTTAGAAGCGATTGCAAGAGTGGTTTTAAAAGGAAAAAGTAATATATCATTAATGACCTCTTCAGAATTAAAAAGAGATATGATTATATGGGCTGGAAACAACCCAGAAGAATTTATGGATCTTTTAAATGATGAAAACTTAAAGCTAAGAAACTTAGCAGTAAGGGCTGTAGAGATGAATATTCTTTCTATCAAGTCAGATAACAGAACAGTTGTTTGGGGAGATAAGAAAAGCGCTAAAGTTATTGTTGCACCATACGGTGAAAACGTTTATAGTGCTTTAGCTTTATTTTTCAAAACAGACGAAGGGTTAGATGTCTTGCAAAAAATAACCAACAAACTCTAATACTAACGTATTTATCGTGAAAGGAGAGAAGGGGGTTGCAATTTGCGACCTCTTTTTTTTTGTACTTTTGTAAAAAATAATTCCCATGATCAACAGTGTAAGAAACACAGTCTTATTTCTTTTGAATAAAGATAATAGAGGGTACATTGCTCCTTTAGAGTTTAATTACTTTGCTAAACAAGCTCAATTAGAGATATTTGAACAGTATTTTTCAGATTATTCTAAAGCAATGCAGTTACAGAATGCTAGAAAAAAAGCAATAGGACATGGAGATACTGTGTCTCAGGTTCAAAATAAAATAGATATATTTACTACCAGCTCAACTTTGAATTACAATGATGTTGACTCTCCATCTACAGGAGGTGTAAATGATTATTTTATTCTTCCATCTAATCTTTATAAACTTGTAAACGTTACGTATAAAGGAAAAATAGTCCAAGGAGTCCCTACTTCTAAATTCGATATGTTGAATAGTA